CTTATCTGAGATAGTAATAGCACCTGCTCCAGTTCCTGTAAAATCTTCTGGTGCATTGTTAGCACTATAATATACAGTAGAATCATTATCATTTACTCCAGCAGCTAATAAATGATGGTCATGTACTGTAATATATTTTACACTATTAGTTCCATCTACAGTTATAAGTTTACTAAAAAAAGTTCTAGTGTTTAATGCACCAGTACCCTCCATTCTAAATGCAAAAGGTTTATTAGCCCCGTCTGCTATAATTACTTCACCATAATCATAACTGTTTTCAAATATTGCAAAACTACATTGTCCTTGTCCAGTTCTTGCACTTAAAGCTTTACCTGTAAAAGTTGCATAACTGTCACCACCAGTAGCAGATATTCTATTTATCTGTAACCATGTAATACCATCTTGACTAAAAAAAATACCTGTACTAGCACAGACTATTACACCATCAGCATAAGGTAATACACCTAAAATTCTATCAGCACTTCCAGTTGGTTGTGTCGCACTACCTTCACCAAACTTAGTAAATCCACTAATTCTTCTATAACCACCTTCTATAGAAACTTCAAAGTTTTCTAACTCTGTAGCTACACCGGGTCTTCGTAGCAAATCAATTTGATTAGAAGCAGTAACTAAACCGCCTTCACATGCTACTGTAAAAGGTTGTGAACGTGCCATAATTTAAAAGTATCTTCTATCGTCTGTCATGTACTTAGGCGTTGGATTCATAAGATTAGATTTCATATGTTTCATTCCTTTTCTATAATCATCCAATGCAAAAGCAGCCTGTTGTGGACTTTCTTTAAACTGCCAGACATAATATCTCATTCTAGCTGTTACAATATTACTGTATTGCTCTGGTAAAACCATTGTATCATCGTAAGCTGATAAAGCAGTTGGTCTTACGAAAGCATAAAAGTGTACATTGTAAACTTTATCAGGAATTGGACTTAATCCAAACTTCCTGTTATCTGGAGACTTAATTACAAATTTAGGTTCTCCATGATTTTGAGCATTAGCGTCATCTTCGTTTTCGCTATCTCTGTAGTATCTTTTCCAATCATCAAGAGTTAAAAATCTTAACCCTTTAGAAACGTAAGGAGCTGTTTCTCCACTTACGTTAATTGTAGTTACATAAAAATCATCCCAATCTATTGAAGCATAATCAGTAGTGATACTAGAACTACCAGCTTTCAAAGTATACCATCTTTGTCCTGCGACACTTTCTACAGTTACGTTACCATAGAATGGGTCAGTAGCTCCACTAACTCCAGCAGAAAAGAAAGGTAATTGAGGTTCTTCGTTAGCTATATCAAATATAGATTTATTAACAGTATCTTTTACAAACTTTTGTAAACCTATAGCGTCTGCAAAGTTTGCAGAAGTCAACGGAATCTCATTGAGTTCTCTTAATACTTCGTTAGTTAAATCTAGATATGTAGTAGCCATTATTTTTTATGTACCTTTTGAATTTTAAAATTAGCAGACTTACTCGCACCTTTGTGAGGTTTGTAACCACCTGCAGGGTCTTTCATTAATTTATAAGAGTTACCAGACTTCATCCAGTGATAACCTTTAGGTGCTGGAACTTTCATCTTAGCAAGGTTTAGCTTTTGGCATAGCATCTTTCATAGCTTTACCACCATGCTTATACATTTTTCTTTTTGACATTTTACCGCCACCATATTTTAATTCTCTTCTAGCAGCTTTATTTCCCATATCGTTTTTATAATCGCCTTTTTTCATTCTTTATCTCCCTGTAAAAGTGGAGGGTCAATTAAGACCCCCCGTATTGATTATTAGTCAATTGTGTAGATAGCTTTAACCATAGCATCATCTCTAAGTACTTTCGCACCATAGACATGTAAACCTCTAACAATATCGCCAAAAGAACTAGGGTCTCTAATTACTTCTGTTGATAAAATTGTGTTAGCTGTTGCTGTGGATGACATATGTCCGCCTAAACATTGACCTGTAGCAGTTGAAACTGAAGGTATATTGTTAGACTTATACATATCAAAGCCTCTTAATTTTCCACTTGAAACTAAACCATTTCTGATTGAGCCTTGACCAGCGTTGTAATCTACTGATAACAATTTAGAAGCACTTTGAGATAGTTCTTCATAGAAATCAGGGGATGCAACGAACCATCTGTTTTCTTCTGGGACTGATTGGTCGTCAAGAAGTCTAGCCATTCTAGCCATTAAGTCTAGAGGGTCAACTTCAGAAGCGACACCTAAGTCTACAGAAGCAGTTGTTTCAGCTACACCGCCAGTACCAGCAGCAGCATCAGCACCAATGACATGGTCAGGTCCTGAAGCAGACACGCCTGAGAACATTGTAGAAAGTACAGCAGCATCATATGAATCTTTTAAAGAGTAAGCTGCAGAACTTGAAGCTACTTCTTTAAAGTTTACATGTGACATATTTGTTTCAATATCATCTACGATGAATTTGAAAGCTTTAGCACTGTCTACTACCAATGTAATTTCTTGGTCTGTTAGTTTAGTTGATGTTGTGTCACTACCTCTTGTGTAGTCATACACAGTAATGGTAGGTTCCTTGATAATCTTTACTGAGTCTCCATAAGCAGATATCTCACCAGCATAGTCGGTGTTAGTAATAGCTTCAACTACCGATGACTTTCTAAAGAAGTTTAAAACCTTTTTAGAGTATATCGAAGGTAGGAAGAAACTATTAGTTTGTCCACTTACAGAGTTAGCAAAGTTAGCATCGGTATCAGTTGCGGGTTCAAAATATTGAGCCATGATACATTCTCCTTTAAGTTAATATAGTTTACTTTACGATTCTGCCTTCTTGCATAGCATCACTGATTTCACTTTCGTATCTATCAAATTCGTCTATACTCATGGCAGCAATCTCCTTTTCAGACCATACTTTCTTTTGCTTTGGTTCTACACTTGTAGTTTTTGTAGAAACCATATCAGCAGCAGATTGTCTGGGCTGTTTAGAAGATGACTTAGTCTTCGTAGGTTCAATGCCAAAATCTTTTTTAAATAAATCTAAAGCACGTGAGGCTAGGTCAGCATCGTCAGCATTTGCGTATATCCAATCTTGGATAGACTTAGGCTGTTCTTTTGCCCAACCATGAAAGTCGTCACTGTTTCTGATATCTTCAAAATCAGGATGTCTTTCCATTAACCTTTTTTCTGCATCTTGTCGTACTAGTTGATTCTCTCTCTCTTGGAGTTTACTAAGGCGTTCTTCTAGAACTTTTGCTTTAGTCTCCGATTGTAGATGTGCAACTGTTTCTACAACTTCATAAACATCAGGATATTGATTCTTAAATTGTTCGAGTTCTTCTTCAGTTTTTGGAGCTTTATATTCAGTTCTATTTTTAGTAGCTTCTTCTAAAAGTTCCTGTTCTCTGCTTTTAAACTCATTAAGTTTACTATCGTAATGCTTTTTTAAATCGTCATACCTTTTCTTGTAATCTGGTTTCTTATAAGGAGTATCCTTTTCAGTTTCCAAATTTTGTTTATTGACACTTCCTTCAGCATTCACTTCAGTTATATCATCGGTATCAAACAATTTATTTCTGTCAGTTGGTTCTTCAAAGAAGAGACCATCATCTGCAGATTTAAAAGGTTTATCTTCACCTTGGTGCCAAGTTTTTTTTGCATTATAAGGATTTGGCGTTTCCTCTTTTTGGACTGTATTAGTCATTTTCTTTCTCCTACTCAGGGCTTCGTTTAACAAGGTAGCTGCTATTGTCGACTATGCAGGGCTTGTTCTTGTAAAGGTAGCCTTTCGGTTATTATTATGATAAAGGGCTGAGTAATTAATTCAGGTAGCTTTATCTTCCATATCCTGCTCCATGTACCGGTGGACGTTTAAAAGCCATTTCCTCATAAAGAGGATTTTCTTTTTCACGTGAATCAAGAAGAGAACCACTTACACCAACTTGTTCAGTTTGTGGACCTTTCTCAACTCTAATAACTTGTTCAGTCATAGGGTTTTGCATAGGCATAGTTTCTTCTTTTAATTCACCACCTTCTTGAAGCGGTTGTCTTTCGTCTGCTTTAGCTTCAGCGTCTTTCATCATAGCCATTAAATTGTCAGCTCCGATTTCTTCTACAGCTTTTGCAGTAAAGACAAATTCTCCATCAGATAACCTAGCAGGTATACTGTCAGAGACTCCTGAACCCGGACCTTCAACAGGACCAGCTCCAGCAAATTCTTGAGCAACGTCTATGACTTTATCAAATATCATAGCTAGTTCCTCATCTTGTTCTAGTTTGGACATGAGCATATCTTCTTCTTCTTCTGTCAATGCTTCTTCCATTATAAATCTTGTATAGTTATCTTCCATTTCTCCATCAGGTTCCATTTCAGATTCCATTGGCGGTGTCATAGCCATCATCATTTGGTCATCTATTGAGCCACCTTCTTCATAACCCATTCTTTCAACAACTTCAGGTGCAACTTGTCTAAGAGCTTCTATACCTTTACCACCATCTTTCATTTCTGCTCTTTCTTCTTTTTCTTTTTTAGCAATCATATTGAAAACACTAAATACATTTCCGGGTTCTGCACCAGTTTCTTTTTCTACTCTGTTAATAATTTTTCTTACTTCAGGAGAAGACATGGTGTTGTTTTGTATGATATTTACTTCTTCTTTTGATACTCCTAAACCCATTAAATTATTAATAGCTTCTTGCATTGGGTCTTTTACTTCTTTACCCATTTCATATTTTATTCTATCGTCTTGTAACATCATATTTCTTCCTTCCTATTAATTGCCTCTTTAACCTGTAGGTCCAACTGCTCTAGGCGTACCAGAGAATTCACTTTCCCCTGCAGCCGGAACATTTCCGATTCCGATGTTGCCACCACCAGTGCCTGTAGCTCCAAGTTCTTGAGGTTGTTGAGGTGTTCCTTGAATGCCTCCCATAGCTCCTTGTTGCCCGTCAGTAGGTTGAGCCTCTTCGCCAATTGTTTGTCCAGCATTTTGCATTCCTATTATTTGTGCCATGATTGCAGCTTCTTCAGGGTCATTGAGTATTTCATCAGGGTCTAAGTCTAAGCTGTAGGCAAGTTCACTTACGAGTTTAGAAATCTTAACAAACGGTGCAATAGCAGGACTTTGTGCAGTTTGTAAGAACATTGTCAATCTTTGAGAACGTACTTCTTTTTGCATCAAGCTATTTGTACCAGTAGCTTTAACTTCTAAATCACCTTTAACATCCAACTCATCTTCTAGGAATTGCATGTTCCACTGGAAATAAGATTCTCCAAGTGGCTTCAATAAAAAGTCATCAAGGTTTTTGATAACTGTTTTAATATTTAAACTTGATGCTCCTAATAACATAGACATACCAGAAGCAGTCCTTGTCATACTTT